CAAGCATTTCTTAAGTTGATGCCTGACGACGAAGCCTACAGACTTATTAACGGAATGTCTATGCTGTTTAGAGCCAAGGGTTTACTGGATGTAAAAGCAGGTAAGGCAATTAATCAGACTATGTTAGGACGTACGGTAAAAGGCATTGAGGACTTCTCTGGTCTCCGGTTTCCAACTACTCCTTTAGCCCTTGGTGCTACTGCTGCTGCTGGCGGTGCTGCATTGGGGGGTATGCCGGTATTAGGTGCGGCTATTGGCGGAGGAGCGGCGGCAATGGGCTTGGCTCGTATGACTCGTAAAAGACGAAGACAAGCAGTTGTCAGAGAGTTATTAGGGGCTACTGATAAAATGATTAAAGGCGCTAACGTAACAACAGAAACAATGGCTACACTAAGGGCTGATAAAGTTATGCTGGCTCAAATGCTTGCGAACATCAACGAGGAGCCTGAGAATGAGCAGTGATATTCTTGAGTTAAACAGGGCGTTAAGAGAAGGTCGAAGCGTAGAACAACGTGAGGCTGAACAACAACGTACTCAGAGGATGGGACAAGCTGTGGGATCGTTGTTCAGTCCTGTTGGTGGTAGTGATATTTTAGGGTCTCTTAATGTTCCTGTTTATGCTGGGTCGGAAGGACTACCTATGTCCGATCCTCGTAAAACACAAGTTGACTTAATGGCTCTACCTAATGTTGCTTTAAACGAAGCAAGAATTCCTGCAAACTTTGTTGGTGCCGGTCTTGTTAAAAAGGGCGGACAGATGATAAACAAAGCAGCAGACGCTGTTATTGACAACTTTGACCTTATGAAAACAGGGTTTTTAACAGGCCCTAGAAACTACATACCTAATAACTACGGTCCTACAGACATGCCTCAAAAAGTAAACCCTGAAACAGGGGAGCTTATGTTTGCAAAGGGTAAGAAAGTTGTAAATCCTGAAACAGGAGAAGTTACATATAATAAAGGGAAAAAGATTGACGCAGACCCAACACAAAAAGATATTGACTTTTTTGAAAACAAAGAAAAGTACGCTAGGAGATTTGACTTAATACCTAAGTACGGTAAAATGGTTTCAAACGAACTTAGGGCTCTTAAGAACCCAGTAGAAGCACAACGGCTTAAACGGAGGGTGTTGGACTTTGCGGCTTGGGCATTAGAAGGCACAAAACAAGGTACTTTAAACATCCTTGAGCCAGAACGAAGAGCGCTACTAGCTACTACAGGCGTAGACCCTACAACAAGACAGGTAGCACGAGAAGCCCTAGAAAAACCCAAGGGTGTTTCAGGAAGAGACACATCAAAAGTTATATCACAGGGACAACAAAGTTTCTTGACTCAGGGGCGTGTGGGGTTTGAAGGCCCTTCAGAGTCGGGTCTGGATCTCATTAGGAGACTTAGTTATCTTAGTGACACTGTAGAGTACACACCACAGGCGTACGGTCGTCTTATTAAAGAAGCAGACTCACTGGGAGAAGTATCAAAACAAGACGTTGAGTTTTTTAGTAAGCACGTAGGTAACGTATGGAAAGGCAGAGGTGGTGTAAGCCTTGCAGATGCTCCTTCTCCTACTATTAACATTAAATCACCCACGTCAAGACAAACAGGAGACCATCTTTACGACTTTGCTACTAAAAAGGGGTCGCCTATGACTGACTTAAAAAAAATCATAGGTCCTGACAAAAACCCTTCAAATGTTGAAATATTAGAAGGACTACAATCTTCCAAAATAAGCATTCATCCATCAATGGGTAAAACCGACGCAGAAATACTAAAGAATGTTAAAAAGAACGGTGGTTTTTATATAACAGGTTCGTACCAAGGAACTGCAATTACTGAAGGCGGTGTTAACTACGTAGCTAAATTAACTCCTAATGGTAAAGTAACTGTTGTTGTTTCTGATGAAAACAATTTCTTAGAGAATGTTCCAGTAGTGGGAGCAGTTATAGAAAAAGCAATGCCTAATCGAGTAATTTCTGCCACTCCTCCTCTTGTTTTTGACCTGAAGTCAGCAAAACCAAGATCTACTATTGCAGGTGTTGTTGATATACCGGCTAGACAGGAGGTTGCTGCTAGAGGCACTGGTTATAAGAGTATTGTTGAGGACGTTGCTAGCCTTGAGGCCGACCCTAGAGCCGTTAGAGGAGCGCAATTGCAGAATACAGGAGTAGGTATGCTTGTAGGAAATCGTTTCGTAGGGGAGGATGAAGAAAAGGGGCGCTAAGGCCCCTGTAGTTTACAACTCGCAGTTATTGCCCGTACAAGCCAACTGCTGAGACCCTTCTGTCATGTCGGAGTTCTCAGAGATGTTCCAATCAATCGTCTCTGGGAATTCCTCCTTAAGCTTCTTATAAGTCTCTAAGTCTATGGGTTCGTAAGGAGCCTGTTGGTACGTATGTTCGGAATAAGGGAGGAACGACACTCCACTAATCTTGTCGAACTTATTGTACAACCACTGGCCTACCTCAAGGAATTCATCATCACGGTAGTAGCATGTCATGGACGGCTTATGCTCACACCAAAAGTCCTGATAAATCTCCCATAGCTCAAGTTGTTCCATTGCACCCATTTCAGAGGCCACCACAGCCCCGTCAGGGGATTTTATAGGGAAGCTGAATACCTTAGTAGTGGGTGACATTACGTCGTCCTCTACAGGGATTCCTGCCGCCTCTAAGACTTCACAGAGTGGGTCTCTGGCGTCCGCTCTAACTCGTCTAATGTACTGATCTGAGTATCTAGGGTGGATGCCAGACGCAGAATCCACCAACTGACTAACAGTGCCGGAAGGCTTAACAGCAGTAATGGCAGTACTAGTATTAATGCCAAGACGGTTAGCCCATTCTGCGTTAGTTTTAACAGCCTCTTCTTTAAGCTCAGTAAGCCACGTTTTGAGTACACCTTTATCTCTCCTTCCTGATAGGGTTGGATGATCCATGATCCCTGTTAACGACACACCTAGTAATGCTTCTTCCTCTGTGTTCTTCTGCCAGATCTTACGTAGATAGCGGAAGTCAGTTAGGGTAGCCTGTAGAGTTCCAAGGATAGACGCAGTACGTACTTTTCGTTTGAGGTCTGAGAGTGTATCCTCTGCCCTGACAACAACTTCTGATAGATTGCAGAATTGGTTAGGCCGTAAGATGATTTCGCTACATGGATTAGTTCCAAAATCATAGGAAGCATCTCGTCGCTCGTTCTTTGCAGCTTGCTTTTGACTTGCGACTCTAGAGAACATACCTCGCTCTCCTGAACGGGACTCGTATAAACTTTTCCACTCATTTAAAAATGCCTCGAAGTCTGGCTTCTCTGTATAACAAGCACTGTTGTTTGCTAGTCCTCGTTGAGGATTATCTTGCCACCACTGGCCTGACTTGCATCTTCGGAGTCTATCGTCAGTGAGGTTAGACAGACTGATGAGAGCGGACCTGCGTACACCTCCGACGACGACGATCTGTGCAATCTTACAGCAGAGATCATGACATTCGATGGAGCTAAGTTTACGTCCAGAAGCCTCCCGAAAGACGCTGACTGTGAAGTTGAACAGATCGACAAGAGGCTCTGGACCAGATGCTCTACCTCCGAAGGTCTTAAGGGATGCCCCTGCAGGTCGTACTCCAGACACGTCCCATTTTGGAAGTTGGCCTGAATACAACAAGCTAATAAGTTCCCTGTAAGCTTTAGCCCATCCAATTTTGCTGTCGGCGACGTGTATAACGGTATCGGTATCATGGAATTCCTCTGCTACTTCAGGTAGCTTGCTAACGTACTGACGCTCAACACTGTAGCCTACTCCTGTACCACACATGAGTACGTACATCATCTCGTCAAACGCTTTGGGGTGGTCAATAGGTAGGTAGCTACAGTTAAAGCCAGCTACGTTGTCACGGTCAAGAGCTTCACCAGCAGTCATCAGTGCTCGCATAGACGGCATTACGTCCAGCTCATGTATTGCGTTGAATATTTCTGACTGGTCAAACTCGTTTAGTTCTACACGGTCACACCAGTAGTTAAGATACCGGTTGACTGTCTCTTCCCAAGTCTCCCGACGCTGTTCCTCTGGTAGGTAACGAGCGTAGCGTGACTTGTGTATGTACTGTTGATATGCGTCCATTAATTCATTTCCTTAATTAGTCGTTCAATATACCAGCGACACTTACGTAAGTCCTCTACTGGTTTGCCTTTGTAGTCGTATCGCCAGAGGTACTTCAATGCGTTACCCTTGAGATAGCCCTTGAACTCTTGCTCAGGCATGGACGCTTTGATTGCTTCGATAGCTTCTATTGCTCCGTTGTTGTAGTGGTCAGGTTGCTCTACAGGGTCTGGTGTTTTCCTGATAGACAACTTACTCAACGCACTCGCATAGTCCCACTCTTGTGGAGTCGCTTCGTTAATACTCATTTACTTCCTCCTCTAGCTCTTGTTCAAACACGTCCAGTCTATTGATTAGCTTGTCCTCAAACCTGTCCAGAATCTGTTCTGAGGTTATCTGTAGGGCCTCCAGTAGGTCGTCTGGATCAAAGGTTTTCAAGAGGCGTTCCTTAACTTCCTCTAGCGTTAGTGACATAACTAATCAACTCCTGTAGTGTCTCTATATTATACCATAGTATTTTCTCTTTGTCACACCATTGTGCCATAGTCATTTTGGCACCCTTACGTATTCTTTTATTAGGTTGCATCAGAACAAAGATTAACTCTTGTCCTTCTGGGAGGCTGTCTCTGATGCTGGTGTATTTCTTGGTGTCTCCATCTCTGAAATATCCTTTGCACTCAATAAGATATAAACCGCTAGCATCAACGAAGTCAGGACGGTAGCTCCTAGAGATAGTGTAAGGAATAGTGAAAGGCTCATAATTAAACTCCTGTAGTATTTTGGCGACATCTTCTTCAAACGTGCTTCTAAATGGTGATTTCTTGGACTTTCGGCTCATTGTGTACCTCTACTAAATAACGTGGACCGGTAGAATAAGCGAAGGCGCGAACGGACGGCCAGCATTCCTTTTTGTATGCACAGTATGAGCAACCTACGGCGAGTTTCTGGTTTCCACTCTTTCCATCGGCGATAGGCTCGTAGCATACGTCGGGTGGGGTTGGTTGCTCCACTAGCTTTTTTACGTGGTCAATGCGCTCCTTGATGTCATAACTAATGAGGTCATAGACAGGAGCCTGAGTGTCCTCAGAGTCGTACATGAGGTACGTTAGGTGTCCGTTCTGTTTGTCCATCGCGAGCCATCCGAATTTAGTAGCGCCCTCCGCATACGCATATCCCTTAATTTGACCGATGTATCCAAACGGGTCGTCATAAGCCAAAGAGCCGTCTTTGAATTTCCTAAACCCATACGTTGACACAGACTTAACATCTGTGACAATACCATCGATTTTGCAGTCCATAGACCCTGTAATGCCATTGACTTCACACTTCTTCTGTTCATCTGTAACCTCGTGTCCTGCCGCTTTGGTTAAAAACAACAGCATCTCTTCGATAAGGTGGCCGTAAAGAAACTTGACATAGGTGTGCCCTTGTATGTCGTCGGACTTCTCTACGTCGTTGTAGACGTTCCAGAGGTAACGGTCGTCACGTCCTATGTTAGACATGCGTAGCTTACGTCCGTCCCTCTTCTTGCCACCAAACTCGTTACGCATAAGTTCCTTGACATTCTCTCCAAACTTCTCAACGCAAGCGTCAAAGTCTACGCCCTCTGCTACTTCTTTTGTCTCCATCAGTTGATAGATGTCAGAGACTAGGTTGTATGTGTTCTTTTTCATTTAGATTCCTCTAAGTAGGTGATCGCTCTTTGTAACATGCTTACATCGTCATCAAAACCTCCTAGTGACCTGTTACACTTATGACATAACCATCCTCTAAACTCTTCTGAGTCATGACAGTGGTCTAAGACCCACGATCCATTTTTCGTGTTGCCTCTGCCACTAACACTTTCCTCGTCGCCTAAGCAGATGGGGCAAGTATAGTTGTCCGGTGCGGTGCCGTGCTTCTCCTTAAGCCTTTCACGTACCTTTGACAGTTCGTTATTACACTTCTTGCACTCTGGTCTAAGATAGTTTCCTCCTGAGTGCCTACTAAAGGATTCCAAAGGGAGCACGTACTTGCACTTACTGCACTCCTTTACACCGTCCCCTAGATCGTAGTGGTCATCCTCTAGAAAACTGATCTGCTCCATTAGTGTGTCTCTGCCCATGTTGTTCCAACTTGATACTCTCCGTCAAGGGGACATCTGAGGTTAAAGTGAACCCCTGCCGCCTTGAGGCATTCGACTGCAAGCCAACCGAATTTCTCTGCTTGGTCTGTAGCCACCTCCGACTGTACTTCATCATGTATGTTCCCTATGAATTTGTAGTCTAGTTTCCACTGCGGTGCGTAGTCGTCCAGTATGACTAGGGCCTTCTTCATCACGATGGCTCCTGCCGCCTGTAACAACGTATTCAATGCAGCATGTTCAGATCTAACTCTAAGTCTTCGTCCGTCAAGTCCTGTGAGATAGCCTCGCCCAGATGCTCGACCAACTCGTTCTCGTAGACTTTCAAGAGCAGGTGTATTTGATAGAAATCTTCGTTTAAGATGTGCGCCGTCTTTTGCGCTTCCACCAACGATGGTTCCAATCTTTGCGTCTCCGGCTCCGTACAGGAAAGCGTAGATGAAAGTCTTAGCTTGAGGTCTTGTTTCAAGCCCTGCAGCCAGTTGATTTCTTGTGTGTATATCTTCGGTGAGGAGGACATTGGTAAACTCCTTGTCGTCCATGTAGTGTGCCAACATTCGTAGCTCAAGGCCACTAGCGTCGAAACCTACTAGCTTCTTACCCTCTGGTACAGTCCAGCATGAGCGACACTCTTTACCGTATAGGCTGTGTCCTGCTGGTACTTGTGCCATGTTGGGACTCTGGTGTGTCATTCGTCCAGTTACAGCACCGTTACTAATGACACGACCGTGGACTCTTCCGTCGTCCTGTACATGCTCCATCCATGAGTGTACCTGCGCGTATCTCTTTTGTAGCATCAAGTACTCACTGACGGACCTAGCCTCTGGAAGGTCGATGGTGGCTAGTACAGCCTCGTCAACGATCGCATTGCCCTTTTCTGTGACTTTTTCAAAGACCACACCCAGCCCCGACAGTCTCTTCGCAATCTGTTGACGCGAGCCGACATTGAAGACTTCAACTTTGTCCTTAAGGCGTTTACCCGTCTTATCAGACCACCTCTCGTGTATAATAGGAGGAAACTTCTCCTGTAGTTCTTCTTCAATTGCATTCATTCTCTCCTTAAATGTTGCTAATAAGTCCATACATAAGTACTGATCTAGGAGCCATCCGTTTTGTTCCTGTTGCTGTACTACGTACTGAACCTTATGTTCCAAGTCGATAGACTGCTGGTCAAAGTCTGCCATGTCCTTGGTCAACCGCTGGTGTACTGCTTCGGTGACTGCTGCGTCTTGTTTACAGTAGTCAATCATTTCCTGTGACAGTCTTGACCAGTCGTTGTGGTCGCCTTTTGGAAAGCCTAGTTCGTTGCCCCAGTTGCGCAAAGAGTGTCCACCGGACTTGCTTGGGTCAAA